CAAATTTTAAATATTATAAAATGATAAACGAACAATTCCAACAACCACAAATCGATTTAAAAGATACACGCGATATTCCGTGTGAATGTGGTAATTTACTTTTTATGTTAGGTTATAGATTCCGTAAGGCATCTAAATTATTAACTGGTGGTGATAGAGATACTGTAATGCCATTCGAAGTACCTTTGTGTACTAATTGCGGTAAACCATTAGATGAATTTTTACCTGAAGAATTAAAAAGTGTAAAAGAAGAAAAATAATGGCAGCTAAAAAGTTATTCGACCATCTTAATGCAATTACGGCGGAGCAAGACCCAAACTATTTCGATAAGTTATCGGAAGAGGATTTGAAATCGTGGAGTAACTTTATGATTAATCGATTCCTATCAATGAAGCCGGAATGGGTTGAACTTGTTGCATCATTATTACCTTTAACTCAAACTCTTCAGCCAAAGGAAATGTACAAATTGTATATTAATGTTCTACCAAAAGGTAAGCAATATTTAAAATATACAAAGGGTAAATCGGAAGATAAATATGAAGAGTTTTTAGTTGAATTGATTAAGAAAGATTTTACAGTGCCAGAATCACAGGCAGTAGAATACATTGATATTCTTTACTCTACTAGAGAAGGTAGGGAGAATATTAAATATATTTGTGAGAAATACGGAATAGATAAAAAACAAATTACGAAACTCAAATTAAAGATATAATTCTTTGGTTTATTAAAATAAATTTCGTATATTTGTTATATGGCTAGAGTATCATTTTCACAATATAGTATGTGGAGCAGTTGCCCACAACAATATAAACTAAGTTACATAGATGGATTATCACAATCCACATCCAATATACATTCAGTATTTGGTTCAGCAATGCACGAAACGTTGCAAGAGTATTTAAGTAGATGCCTTCGTATCTCTAAATCCCAAGCGGATAAAAATATGGATACGAAAGCATTTCTTAAAGAAAAGATGAGAGAAATATTTATCAAAGAATCCAATGAAGGTAAAGACCCAATTTGTTCCAAAGAAGAATTAGTAGAATTCTTAGAAGATGGGTATCTTATATTGGATTACTTCCAAAAATCTAAAAACTTTAATAATTTCTTTTCATTAAAAGATGATGAATTAGTTGCTATTGAGCAAGTAATTAATACTAAGATTGGAGAGAATGTACAATTTTTAGGCTTCATTGACTTTATCGTTAGAAGTAAAACTACTGGCAGATATCGTATCACCGATTTCAAAACATCCACTAAGGGATGGAGTAAATATCAGAAATCAGACCCAATAAAAAACACACAAATACTTTTATATAAGAAGTTCTACGCAGAGATGTTAAAAATATCGGAAGATATGATTGATGTTGAGTTTATGATTTTAAAACGTAAAGTTTCGGAAAATACTGATTATCATATTCCACGTATTAGTAGACACGTACCTGCAAGTGGTAAACCATCTATGAATAAAGCATGGAGAGGGTTTACTGAATTTGTAGATAGTGTATTCAATCCCGATGGCACATATAGAACTGATATAGAATATTTCAAAAAACCATCGAAGTTATGTGGATGGTGTGAATTTTTAGGAACACATTGTGATGGAAAATAATTTTTTGTATATATATGTATATACAAATATTATCAACTATGGCAGATTTAAAATTAACTACGGTTAAGGTTATAAAAAGGTTATATGATGAGGATTTTAAAATAGCTACAATTCAAGGTGGATTAAATTTTCAAAGACTTGTTAATAGAACATTAGACCTTTACACAAAAAACGAAGAATTTAGAAAACAATTAAACGAATACACTATACTACAAATTAGTGGTTCACAATTTTAAGAGAACAAAATAAGTTATGGCAAAGAAAAAAATCTTGTTACTGTCCGATGACCTTCGAATGGCTAGTGGTATAGCTAATATGTCAAAGCAATTGGTGTTAGGAACAGTTGACAAATACGATTGGGTACAATTAGGTGCAGCAATCAAACACCCTGAAGCAGGAAAAATATTTGATTTAAATGAAGATGTTAGAAAGCAAACAGGCGTAGAAGATGCTAACGTAAAAATTTATCCATTTGATGGATATGGCAATCCCGATGTTATCCGTCAGTTATTGATGATGGAAAAGCCAGATGCTATCTTACACTTCACCGACCCTAGATATTGGATTTGGTTGTATGAGATTGAGCATGAAATTCGTCAATCAGTTCCCCTTTTCTTTTATCACATTTGGGATGATTTGCCAGACCCAAAATATAATAGAGATTATTACGAAAGTTGTGATTGGATTGGATGTATCTCAAAGCAAACCTATGGTATTACTAAAAGAGTTTGGAGTTGGGATAAAGAAAAGCATTGGACTAAGCCTGAAGATTGGCAAGTAAGCTATGTACCACATGGTATCCGTTCAGATATATACAAACCGGTAGAAGTTCCAAAAGATTTTAAACAAAGAATTTTTGGTGATAAGGAATATGAATTTGTTCTTTATTGGACAAATAGAAATATCAGAAGAAAGCAACCAATTGATGTGATGTTAGCATTTGATAAATTCAGAGAAGCATTGCCAGAAGAAAAAAGAGATAAGGTTGTTTTAGTTATGAAAACTAGACCCGTTGAAGAGCATGGTACTGATTTAATAAAAACAGCAGAACATTTAATGCCGGATGCAAATATTATATTTGTTGATGAAAAATTAAAAGAAGAAGAATTAAACTATCTTTACAATTTGGCAGATGTAACTATTATGTTATCATCTAACGAAGGATTCGGATTAGGAACTGCGGAATCAGTAATGGCAGGGACTCCAATCATTACAACTGTAACGGGTGGATTGCAAGACCAATGTGGATTTAGAGAAAATGGTACGGGTAAATTATTAACCGCAGAAGATTATTTAGAAATTGGTTCTTTGCACGATAAGCATAAAAAAGCAAGTGTAGTTTGGGGAGATTGGGTAAAACCAATTTGGCCAGTTCGTTCAACAACAGGTTCAGTTCCTACTCCATATATTTTTGATGATAGAATTGATTTTGAAGATGTAGCACCATTGATTATGGATTGGTATCAAACGCCAAAAGAAGATAGAAAATCGGCAGGATTAAAAGGTAGAAAGCATTTTATGGGTGAAGGAAAATTAAGTAGAGAAGCTATGTGCGATGCATTAGTTGAAGGTATGGAAGGAGCATTTGCAAATTGGAAACCAAAACAAAAATTTAAATTAATAGAGTTATAATATGAAACCAACATTAGTATTTCAGGCACCCGTAGCAACGAGAAGTGGATACGGAGACCATGCGAGAGATTTATTACATTCATTATATAAATTAGATAAGTTCGAAATAAAAGTAATTAGTACTCGTTGGGGGGCAACTCCAATGGATGCATTAAATTATGATAATGAATTTCATAAATGGATTGTAGATAATATTATCCAAAAGCCAGAGCAAAAGCCAGATGTATATATTCAGGTCACTGTACCAAATGAGTTTCAACCATTAGGACACTATAATATCGGAATTACTGCTGGAATCGAAACAACGCATTGTGCATTAGATTGGATTCACGGATGTAACCGAATGGATTTGATTATAACTCCATCCGAACACGCTAAGAAAAGTTTAGTTGATACTGTTTATAATGAGCAAGATAATAAAACTAAGCAATTAATTGCACAACATAGGATACAAAAACCCGTAGAAGTTCTTTTTGAAGGATTTGATGAAAACGATTTTGGAACTGAAGTAGTAGCACATATTTCCGAATTGGATGAAGTTAAAGAAGATTTTGCATTCCTATTCGTAGGGCATTGGTTAAAAGGTGATTTAGGAGAAGATAGAAAGAATGTGGGAATGATGATTAAAACATTCGCAATGGCTTTTAAAAATGAAAAGGTAAAACCTGCTCTAATTCTAAAAACATCAACCGCTGGCTTTAGTATAATGGATAGAGAAAGATTAATTTCTAAAATAAGAGAAACATTGGGTAAGGATTATAAAAGCGTGCCGGTTTATCTATTGCATGGCGATTTAACATCCGCTCAAATGAATGGATTATATGAACATCCAAAAGTAAAAGCAATGATAAATTTCACAAAAGGCGAAGGTTTTGGTAGACCATTATTAGAATTCAGTTTAACAGGTAAGCCTGTAATTGTTTCTAATTGGAGTGGTCATTTGGATTTCTTAAAAAGTGGAGCAGTATTATTAGAAGGTGAATTGAAAGAAGTACATGAATCAGCGGCAGATAACTTTTTATTAAAAGAAGCAAAGTGGTTTAATGTAAATGTTTCCAAGTCATTACCAGTAATTAAAGATGTTTACAAAAGCTATGATAAGTACAAAGTGAATTCATTCCAATTGGGAAAGCAAAATAAACAAAATTTCAGTTTATCAAAAATGACTAAATTGTTTGATACTATTTTAAATCAGTATGGTATTTATAGTAAGAAACAACCAACGTTTCAACCAATGCAGTTACCTAAATTAAAAATGGTAAGTAAGTAATATGAATTACAATCCAATATATCGTAAATCCATTGATGATAAAAATATAGTAGCTCCTAACAAAATGACTAGGGGTAGATTTTATCTTATAAAAGAATACGATTATGTTGATGGTACAACTGGAAGATTTACAGAAACAACTGCACCTATCATATATACTTTATTTGTATCACAAGGAAAAGATATAGTACATTGTGTAAAAGTATCCAATGTAAACCCAAATTTGATTAAAAAGTTTTTTGGTAAATTTGTAAATGAAGAAACTGAAAAATTACAAATGAGAGGCGGAGCTAAAAAGTTTTATGAAACTGTTGTTGCTAAAGTACCAATTATAACAAATGATGCTTATAGAACATATAAAATAAGCGGATTACAAAAGGTAGTGGAATTGACTATGGATGTTAATGAAATAACTCCTAAGAATATGAATGTTACCGGAATAGATAAACGTTCACAATTAAAAGGTAGATAGTTATGACTTCAAAAGAATATGTTATATGGTTAAAAGGTTTTGTAGAAGCCTGCCACGAATACGCACCAACTCCAAAACAATGGGATGCATTAAAAGATAAGTTAGCAGAAGTTACTGATGAATTATCTCCATCATTTCCATTTGGAACACCAAACACATCTCCAAATACAACTCCAGTGTGGCAAGAACCACATTATCCAAATCCATTTGATAAACCATATATAGACCCGTATCATCCATATCGTATAACTTGTAGTAGTGGTTCATCGGGGACAATTACAACAACACCTTATACTACCGGATTTATTACAATATCAAATCCTAATTTAGTATCGTTTGGTACTGGTTCATATAACCCATCAACATCGACAACATACGGATACCCAAGCGGTAGTGCTTGGAGTTATACAAATAATAAACCACATAACGAAGATTAAATGAAAAAAGTATTAGTTACGGGCGGAGCAGGATTTATTGGTTATAATTTAACAAACACACTTCTTAAAAAAGGATACGAAGTCCATATTATTGATAATCTTTCAATAGGTAAAGAAGCTAAAATAAATCCATTTGCAAAATTTTTAGGCGGCGATATTAGAGCTATGGATAATATTAAAGATGAATCATATCAGTATATTTTTCATTTAGCAGCATTGAGTAGAATTCAACCATCATTTTCATTTCCAATGTTAACATTTAGTTCGAATGTAGATGGAACTAAGCAAGTTACTGATTATGCGCACCACAATAAATCTAAATTGATATACGCCGGTTCATCATCCAGACACCATAATCCAATGTTATCACCATACGCATTAACAAAGCATATGGGAGAAGAGTGGATAAAAATGTTTAAAGAGGTGTATGGATTGAATGCAGAAATAGCACGTTTTTATAATGTTTATGGTCCAGGCGAAATGGTTGGTTCAGATATGGCAGCTGTAATTGGTATATGGAGAGATGCTATTTCAAAAGGAGAACCAATTTTAATACATGGTGATGGTGAACAAAGAAGAGATTTTACACACGTTGATGATATCGTTGATGGATTAATCAGAATAGCTGAAAGTGATGAAAAACACGAAGATGCTTGGGAATTAGGAACAGGTTGTAATTATTCATTGAATGAATTAGCAGATATATTGGATTACCCAAATAGAAAGTATGTAGATGATGTAAAAGGTAATTATAGAAAAACATTAAGATTAAATAATGATGCCGTTGAAAGATTAGGATGGCAACCAACCGATAAATTAAAAAGTTATATAGATGAAATTAAGTTACGCAATAACGGCTTGTAATGAACACGAAGAAATTATAAGATTAGTTACACAATTATTAAACTACAAAGGAGAAAATTCAGAAATTGTAGTTCTTTTAGATACACCTAAAGCACCAACCGAAATGGTTGAGTATTTGGAACTTCAAGCAAACGCAGATTATATTACTTTAATTGAATCTGAATTCGATAACGATTTTGCTCATTGGAAAAACTTTTTAAATTCAAATTGTAAAGGTGAGTGGATTTTCCAATTGGATGCAGATGAGTATTTAGACCCAAACCTTATTGTTAATTTGGAAGATATATTGGAGAACAATATCGATAAAGATTTAATTGTAGTACCACGTATAAACACAGTGGAAGGATTAACAGAGGAGCATATCCAAAAATGGGGATGGAGAGTAGATGAAAAGGGTTGGGTTAACTTTCCAGATGTTCAGACCCGTATCTACAAAAACAAAGAAACGATTGGTTGGGCTGGAAAAGTGCACGAAAGAATTGGTGGGTTTGAATCATACACAGCGTTTCCATCGGATGAGATGTATTGTATAAAGCATCCAAAAACAATTCAAAGACAAGAGAAGCAAAACAATTATTACGAAACTTTATAATGGTACACATTTACTATCACATATATGTAATAGATGGGGTAGAATCCATAGTAAGTGAGCAAATAGAATTACTTAAAAGTAAGTTTAATTTTGAATATAATTTAAATATAGGAATTTCAATAGCAGGTAAAAACATATCAACAAAAAAAGTTTTATCACTATTAGATAAAACCAAAATAAGAGATGTGAGAGCGGAAGGGCATGAATTCATTACATTGGAGTTATTAGAATCGGATAGTAGTAAATTTAATGATTCGGATTATGTTTTTTACTTTCACACAAAGGGAGCATCCAAACTAAACGATTCGAATTATGAAAATATAGAAGATTGGAGAAATTTAATGATGTACTTCAATGTTGAAAAAGTTAATGATGTTTTTGCTATATTTGAAAGAACAAAATATAATACATTTGGATGTTTATTGGATTCAATTCCATTGTGTCAGTTTTATTCTGGCAATTTTTGGTGGGCAAAAGCTGATTATATAAAAACAATAAATTTAGAAAACGTAAAAAGAAATAGATTTAATGCCGAATTACAATTTATTCAATTAGGTAAAAATTGGAAACCATATTCAATATTCAATAGTAAAGTGAATCATTATATGGAAAAATTCCCAAAAGAAAAATATAGAATATGATAAAGTTAATTATGTTTGGTTTATTTACAATAGCATTTGTAATTTTAATTTTTAAAGGTTTTGAAAAACTAAAATCAATTAAAACTAGAAAGGATATAAAATACCGACAAAACGATAATCTATTAGCAAAGTATTATAGTGAAATGATAAATGAAAGAAATGATGGTTGGACACAACTACATTATAAAAATTTATATAACCAAAGATTGAAAATTCTAAAAGAAAAAATATGACAAAATTAATTATCTTCGATTTAGATGGAGTATTAGTAGAAGCAAAAGAAATACACTTTAAAACCCTAAACCAAGCTCTTTGGGAAATTGGACAGAGTAATAAGTACGTTATATCAGAAGCTGAACACTTATCTACATACGATGGTTTGAAAACAAATCAAAAATTAGATATGTTGACTAAAAGTAAAGGATTACCAAAAGATGTACATGAGCATGTATGGAATAGAAAGCAGCATCTAACTATTGAAGCTATATCCGGATTACAACCCGATTTACAAAAAATTGAATTATTTAAGGAATTGAGGGATAGAGGTTATAAGTTAGCATGTGCTTCAAACTCAATTAGAAGGTCTGTGTTGGTTATGTTAGCAAAGATAGGTATAATTGAGTTTATGGATTTAATCATCTCTAATGAGGATGTAAAGAACTCTAAACCACATCCTGAAATGTATTGGAAGGCTATGAGTATGATGGGATGTTTGCCCGAAGAAACTCTTATTGTAGAGGATTCCCCACATGGTTTATTGGCAGCAAGTAGAAGTAGAGCAAATGTATTAAGAGTAGATAACCCAAAAGATTTGGTTTTATCAAAAATTATTAGTAAATTAGACGAAACAAAAAGTAAAATTATGAGCACACCAAAATGG